AAATGGTCAATGGAAAGGCGTTACACACAAGAATTTATTAAGAGAACATCCGATTCAAGAGGCAGTTGAATACGCCCCAGATAAAAAAGATCTAGGGGAGAAACCGTTCTGATGCTTTCTTATATTGAACCATTGCCGATCATTAGAGATGAAGAGCACCACAAGTATTTTTGGGAGCCGACTCAAGAATGGCTCGCGTATTCAACAACAGGAATAATCGGAGCAAAAAAAACTCCACAACAACTCGCGACTTTTGCAAAGACAAAACATATTTGGGGGCCGAGAGGGACACACGTCCATTGGTGTCTTGAACAATTTATGCGCGGCAATAAAGATCCAGATCCAATGGGATTTGCCGACTGGGTTGTGCCCTTACTCGCGCATCCTTTCTGGAATACCTTTGAACCATTGGCGGTTGAATATATGCTATGTGACTTAAAGAAATCGGTTGGTGGACAATTAGATCTTTTAGGTCGCGACCATAAGAACGATCAGCTTGTATTAATCGACTTAAAAACTCAAAGCAGTGTTCGCGCTAGTAAATACAGCACCGATGCACAAATGGGAAGTTATATCGATGCACTCTGGATACATCATCGGCTCAAAGTTGATGCTTGCCGAACTGTCTGGGCTAGGCCGAAGAAAACAATCTTAGGTCAAGTGCAAACAATCGACCAATGCTCACAAGCTTGGGCCGAAGCTTGGGACTATTTTCGCGAGTCTCAAATTACATCCAAACCGTTTTAACCGCCATGAACACCGACCTGACTCAAACTACAAAAGAATTACGGCAAGTAATTATTTTAATTCGGAATTTAGAGATGCAAAAGAAACGGCTAGTTTCTCAATTTCAAGAGTTAGTCGATTATGGAATTGCCGAAGATGATGGAGAACCAAATCGATATTCTTATGACGGCTTAACCATTCAAAAAACATTTCGGAGAAAGAAAATTTATTTTGATGAAGTAGCCGAACAAATTAAGATTTTAGATAAGGCGACAAAAGATGCACTAGCAAAAGCCGAAGAATTTAATTTATATACAGTAGAAGAAAGTGCGGTTTGGAGATGCACTGCAACCGAGGATAAAAAATGACAAGTCGGGAAAGGATTGAATATGCCGAGAAAAGGATCAAAGAATTACAGCTTTTGATCCGTTCTTGGAAAGAAAAATGTCGGTAGTAAAATTATATGTAGTCGGTCTTCCAGCACCACAGGGAAGTAAGAGAATAGTCGGCCACCATGGAGGCAGAGCTCGGCTAGTTGAATCAAGTAAAAAAGTTAGGCCGTGGAGACAAGATGTAAAATATGCGGCTCTTTCTCAATACAAAGGGCCGATTATTGAAGGGCCAGTAAATGTCGAGATTGGTTTTAGTTTTCCTAGACCTAGATCGCATTATGGAACAGGCAAAAATGCGGCCAAATTAAAAAGTTCAGCACCATTCTGGGTCATTAGCAAAGGTTGTGGCGATCTTGATAAGTTACTTCGGTCAACTTTTGATGCTTTATCGGCTAGTTCTGGTGGTGCAAATATTTTGAAAGACGATAGTCAAATTGCTGCTGTAAGCGCGAAGAAATATTACTCCGATGATCGAACATCGGGTGCCGTTATAATTGTTAAGACCATTGACGACATCAAGATTGCTTGATATACTAAAAGAGCAATCGCTTTAACTATGGCAGATCAATCGCCAAAGAATCTAGCCGAAGCTTTAGCACTCTTTCAAGCTGAAAATGCGGGAGTTGCTAAAGATGGATCGGCTCAATATGGTTCTTACCCGACCCTTGCAGCAGGAATTGTCGGCTCACAGCCAGCAGCAAAATTCGGTCTTTCTCACACACAGACTTTCGATTATTTCTTTAATGGTGATTCCACCTCCGCACCATTTAGAGTCTTAATTACGACTTTGCGTTTTGCTAAAACGGATGAAAAAATTGAAAGTAAACTCATCCTCCCCGAATTACCGAAAACTGGTAATGCCATGCAACAACTCGGATCAGCGACGACCTATGCTCGCCGATATGGATTGCTTGCAATCTACGGACTTGCTGGTGAAGATGATGATGGAGAGGGATCGGGCCCAAAAAATATTGAGTCCTCAAGACCGGCTATTCCCAAGACACCTCCACAATCCAAACCGAGAGTTGTAAAGAAAACAGAACCGAAAGTACAACAAAAAGAACCAGCTAAGTTCGAGGTTAATTTTGCAAAACCAGAAAGAATAACTCGGATAAAAAGAAAGTTAAATGAAATGTGGGAAACGGATCAAGAAGAAGTTTTACTCGCGTTTAAAGTGTTCAAAGAAAATGCAAAAATATCGGCAGACAGAGCAACAATCGCCAATGTTGTAACCGAGGAACATTGTGACATTTTAGAACCGATCATTGGGCTCTAAATATGACCATGTTTCCCGAAGATCATCTGGAAAATTCAATCGCACATTTGAAGAAACTTAAAGCGTCTCTTCAGGACGATTTAAACAAAAAAAATCGACAATGGATTGACCAGAAAAGTCCACCTTATGAAAGGATTAATGCCGATGAATTGCATGAATTAGAAAAGAAAATACGATATATCGGAGATGTTATTTTTCAATTAAGAAATCTTTTTAACATTCAATCCGATTCAAGCTAATGACTGATGCAGAATTTGCCGCACAAGAAGTTCGCGATCAATTAAAAAGTCGGAGAACTTACAAAGAACAAACGGTTTATCAAACTAGATCACAGTTTTATAACCGAAATACTTTCACTGTCAGAACTGGCGACAAACTGGCAGACCATGTTCGGACTCATTGCACAAAAAAAGGCATAAATCCGAATGTTTTCATTAATGACCTACTAACTAATTTTTTCCAAACAAATGTCTGATTTTACCCCCGCTTTTTCAAAAGAATTAAAATGGAATGTCGGAGAAAACACTTATGCAAAAAGTAATCCGAACAATAAGTTTACAAAGAGACTCGGTTTATTCATTCCTCTTGAATCGATTAAAGAATTGAAAGAATATATTGATGCAAAAGTAGCCGATCCAGACAGTGTAAAAAGCACAAAGGTTTGGAACTCTGAGACACAAGATGCCGAGCCTGTAAATGGTATTTGGTTATCAGGAAACGGCATGAGTGGAGAGTATGGTGACTTTGGATCGATTAATCCAAGAGCCCTAGACGACAAGCCATTCTAATGTCACAAAGAACCTCGGTTGATGATGTCCCATCTAGCCAAATAAGCCGAAAAGGTGTCATTGAATTTATCAATGCTCAACGCCGAATGTCAGACAGAAAGAAAACCGATGCACTAGAGAAATATAAGATTGCAATGGCGAAAAAACGAGTACAATAAGATCGGTTTGCTTTGGACGGCCAAACCGATCAACATAATTAAACCTCGGCCATCTGCTCCGAGGTTTTTTTATTTGCCGAATATTTTCATCCAAAAAGGTTTTTGATATTCGGATTGATCTACATGTTCCATCACATTTTGAACTTCTATTTCACCGATATAAGTCATACATTTAGATATTAATTTATCTTGTATCAGTGTTTTCCGAATTAACAAAGAGGCAACTTCTCTTAGTTTTTCGGTATCTTTAATCTCATAAGGTTCTCGCGACTTAGTTTCTAAGTCGAACTCCTCTTCAATTGAGAGCTTTAAAACGAGTAATTCAGTGAAAGATGAGGTCATGGACAAACCGAATATTTGCAAAATAAAAAATGCAGACGGCAAAACTCTGTGGCGAGTTTCTTGTGGGTCTACAGATGCACTCTATGAAGAACTTGAAATTGCGGCAAAAAGATTTGAAGATCTGTGTAACCGATACCGAATTGAACAACAATGAAATTACTTGACTCAATCGGAAATCTGTTTGCTTACAAGTCGCCTCCACCCATGTCTGGAAGACGACTTAGAAAGTTTCAACTAATGGGCATGTCTAATCGGTTATTAAAAAAGATTATTCCGACTACTAGCAATTATTCAAAAAAGAATCTCGTCAAAAAAATTTTAGAAAAAGAAAACCGATAGTCAGGGGAAAAACTATCGGCTCTTTTTTTTTCTTTGCATCGCCATCCCTGCACCGCCTAATACAGGGATAACTTTAAATTAACCGATATTTTAAATATCACAAATATCGGCAGAATATTCATAATTTTCTAAATCATCGGCTTTCTCTGCCAATCCTGTATATAGGCCGTGAAACTCATGCTCTTTTCTATGTCGACCATCAAGTACATAAAGTCGATCCATTCTTAGCATTCTTTCATGCTGTTCTCGCGCCCAGTCTTTGCCCATGCCGTTACTAATCATTCTCTGTAAAGTCGATGTTTGTAGAAACTATAAGTCGGGCAATATCCTTTTCTATCAGGTTTAACCGCTTGAAAACTTCTCTGATGTCTCTTTCTCGCCGATTACTAATGTTAGCAAGCATCATCACTAAAGCCGACAATGATGCCCCAATAATTGCGGCAGTGATCTCATTCATTTATTGTAGAACCGATTGATAAACTATTATGACCGAAACTCCTCAGAATGAACCGACTAAAGAGGAAGAAAAAAAAGGAATACTCGGCAAGCTTCAAGATATAACACCAGATAAAGACGAGCAAGTTGCACTTATTGGTGTTGCAGTCCGACTTGGGATTGTAGTTTGGTCCGGTTTTATATTGACTCTTGCGTATGTAGATTTGCCGGGTTTTCAAAAACAAAACTTCGACCCGACTTTTATTGCAAGTATTTTTACATCAACTCTTACGGCCTTCGGCGTTCAGGCAGCATCTAAAAAAGGAAATGGAAACGGTTTAACAAAAGAAGATATGGAAGCAATGATCGCCAAAAACAATACAACTTCAGCCGAACAAATCATTAGAGTACAAACGCCCCTGACTATTAATGGAGCCGAGGTTGTAACTGCTCAACCAAAAGTCGATCCAATAACAGGGAAGGAAATCGATCCTATTACAGGAAAATTACAACCATGATCCGATTAATTTTTCTAGCCGTGTTTTTATCCGCACCTGCTTATGCAGATATGCGGCATAAAATTACTACTTCGGCACAACTGACTGTTGACGCGGCCTACAGTTCTACCAACCGAGCTCCAAGCAGTTACAGTTTGTCGGGCAACAATATAACGCCGAGTGTGACTGCTGATGGCAGCACAACAAGCGGCAAGATAGGAGGACTTAATCTCGGCAGTTTGACAGCAGGAGTTCCGGCTTTAGTTCATACAGATAAGGCAGTAACAACCGCAGGATCAAGTTTTTCTCTGACCGAAACTTACCAAGCAGGAGATTCGACTCCCACTGCACCGACTGTTAGTTCTGGCGTAGTCGGCTCTTTACCAATTTTATCTGGAACAACGATTACAGGAAGTGGTGGAGTCGCGGGAAATCTTGCTGCTACATCATTAAGTTCGGGTGTTGTAACTGTAGTTGCGGGAGGTGCTGGCACGACTGGGATCGCACAGACAATTGTAGAAACTGTGACCGATTAGAAAATGTATTTACCATTATTTGTTGCCGTTTTAGGAGTCATTATTGTGGGCGCATTTAATTTTTATATGTGGAAATATTTTACGGACGTTCATAGGTAATGTATTCAGATCTGACGAATCACCAAAAATTTTTATTGCATTTAGATCGGAGTCAAGATGCTTTATTTGTAGTAGCCAGACACCTGTATCGCCAAGGCT